GAAGGCGTGGGAGTATAGTTTTGCCCATGGGAGAGTCTCTCCATCAGGGGCAGGGAGGAAACGGATAACAGCGTATCCATTTCCAGAAGCGTCAACCTCTGGTTTCCAGAAACGTTCATCAACGTTTTTACCGCTGGATGATTTCTCTAGTTCCTTTTGAAGGAAGTCAAAGTTGGTCTGGGATTTACGCTTAAGGTCTGCAAAAGACATAGGATTTTTAGATTGAATTGGATTTGGTTTGTGTGATGCCCTATCACTTAGTCATTATAACAGGCACAGAGTCAGGCGTCAACTCTCTGTGCCGCTTTTAAGAATGTCTTTAAACTCACGGACTTTACCGAGCAGTTCATCAAACATATCAGTTGCTCGTAAATTTTCATCACCGCCAAGCAAAACGACTGCTTGTTTAATACTTTCTGCCACAGATTTTGCTTCAGGATCATCACTCAAGCAAACTCGTGCATGAAAAATTTTCTGCTTTTCAATTAGTAATTCTAAAGCGTCAAAGTATTCTAGTTTTCTATCGTGATCCAGAAGATTTAAATTCATTGCACAGCGGAAGCAAAACTCCTGCAGTGATGTCATCTCTTGGATCTCTCCTCTTACTAGTTCGGATTTAAAAAATTCACTCATCAGACTAACATTAATTTTGCTCTGGACGTTTTTTTAATGAAGTTTAACTTCTGTGCCTCACATTTTAGTTTTTCTTTTAATGGTTTTGAAATTAGTTTAGACACAGATTCAACTTCAATTTCATTGATATCACATAGGTGTAGCACAGCATCAATATAATTCATATCTAAATTAGTGAGTGCTATTTTTTCTACCTCTTGAGAGAACTTCGCGCTTGTCATAAATTTATCTGCTAGTAGATTCTTTTTTTCCATATCGGGTTTGGTATTCGTCTATGTACTGGATTAGTTTGAGCAAGTATTCTTTTTTGGGAGGAGTGACATGCACTTGCGTCTCTCCATTTTCACATGCAACAATAGTAACGAGTTGCTTTACGGTAATGCCGTAAAGTTCTTGCAAACAACATGCATATGCAGTTTCTTGCACCAAATAGTCGTACAAATAAGCTTCTCTTTTTGGTTCAGCAGAAGTCTTGAAGTCAATGATAGAAAGAACTCCATCAAATTCCGCAATACAATCAACACGACCCGCAACTTCAAGTTGGTCGGAGTATAATGCTGCTTCCTGTAGGTAAATATTATTTATACGGTCCAAAACAGACCGAGAATGCTGGAACATTAGTACAGGTAAAGGAAACTTACTGTACTTTTTTAAGTCCAAATTATTGTTGAAATAATCTTCAGCAATAGCATGATACTTAGTTCCACGTCCAGAAGATCGTGCAGAAATATTTGCTGCCTTCTCTTTACCAACCCTCGCTCGCCATTTAGCAAGACCAGCTTGCTTCTTAGCATTATTGCCAATCACGGTGGTGATTGACGGATAATGATTACCGGATGGTGTATAGTAGACACGCTTCCCATCTACCATCTCAGCATTCATTTCAATAGGTGTCACATCACCAACATGATTAAACAAATTCATTTACAGACCAAGAGATAATTTACTAACAAGATATGCTTTAACAAGACCTGAGCGAACAATATCTTCCACTCCAAACTCAATCATAGAAAACTCTTCCATGTTTTCTAGGATTCTTTGGAAGTCAAGAATACCATTACGTTCATTTGTTTTCTGTAAGTCAGATTGATTCACATCTCCACAGAAACAGATCTTACTATCCTGTCCGATACGTGTCATGATACTATCAAGTTCATGGAAGTTTAAATTCTGACACTCATCAACAATAATGATTGCATTATCTAAAGTAGTACCACGGAGGAATGAGGTAGACCAAAATGAAATTGTTTCCTGTGCTTTAAGATTTTCATAAAGCATTTCAAAACTATTATCATCCGGCATCTCAAACATATGCTTTACCATATTTTTATATGGTATCTGATAAAGAGATGCTTTGTCTTCATGTGTTCCAGGAAGGAAACCAATTTCTCTAGTTGCTACAAGAGAACGAACAATATATACTTTTTCAAAAGGACTATTCTCATTCAGAATATCTTTAAGTGCTAGGTACAAAGCAATGAAAGTTTTACCTGTTCCTGCTGCACCATATGCAAACATGTTCTTTCCTTCTGCCCACTCGGTGAAGAAAACTTCTTGGTTATCTGTTAGGGATTCAATCTCAAGAAGATATGCTTCATTGATTGGCTTCCTGCGCTTCAGTTGTTTCTTAGACATCCCTTGTCCAGGTGTCCGATTTGATCTTCCTCTAGCCATAATTTACCACTGATACCCATCTTTATGTTTGGTAGACATACCGTAACCGGGTGCCTCTTTTACTTTAGACATAACATCTTTCCAACCGGGGTGAGACTTAGACATTTTATCACGCCAGTCACCGGCTTCACCAGCACTAGCACAACCTTTTGACCAATCTTTATCCCAATCAGGGTTCTCTTCTTTCCATACCATGTAATCTTTCATAGACATATGAAGTTCTTTTTCTTCACCTGTCGTGAGATTTTTAACTGGATAAGTCGGCATCTTCCCCCTCCTTCTTTTTATTAAATCCAAATGGACCCGCTAGTTTTTCTTCTAGTGCTACCTTTAATGCAACACCACCAATCGCTTCCATAACTTTGAGAACTTGCTCAGGTTTGGCATCCTCCCCTAGTTCTTTAGCGATGTACCAATACTTAGGCCAGAATGTTTCACCTGCTTTTTGATAGTCGTCTAGTGTTAATAGTTTCATGTCCACTCCAGTGCTTCAGCACAAATAGGTAATTCTTTTACAAAGACATCGCGACATTGTAGTGCGATATCCATATGTTCTTTCTGCGTTCCATTAGCAGAACGCAATTGGATATAATGAATCCATGAGCGGACTGAGCCCGTCATATAGATTTTGGTTGGTACGGCAAGAGGAAGTACAAAACGAGCACACTCCTTTGCAATACCCTCATCAAGCATTCTCTGATAGAGATCCATTCCTTGTGAAAAATGTTGTTGCATCAACATTTCAAACTTCTGCCTGGTAAACGGGTCAATGTCATCAATAGAATTCTGACGATTCTTGGTGTCTTGTCTGCGTAGTTCAGGTAGAGGGATCGTCTTCGCGAGTAGGGAAGAATCAGCATAACGTTGTGAAAATTCTTGATAAGTAAATGACCTGTGACGAAGCACTTGAGCCGCTAGACCCCGCGTGGTTTCAATCTCAAGCGTCATGTGTGCCTGCTCAAAGACGCTCCAGTGGTTGTGTTTGATGCAATAGGATAGAAGACCAGCGACCTTAGGGTTCTCCTGGTTGTTCGGGTTGCTCACCCTCGCTACGTATCCCATCATCTTCTCCGCCTCGGGAGTCACTGTTATGAGTTTCACTGAATTCATTACTAAAACCTTTCTCCTGTTTGCGACGTTGTTGTTTAAGTTTCAATGCTATTTTAGCACGAGTTAATTGAATTACCATGTAAGAAATCTCTTCTGCTGTATACAGATTTGGATTTGTCTTTGCTTCTTTGATTGCTTTTTTTGCTAATCTAATTTGATCTTTTAGTCGGGTCATAGTACGCTTTGTAGTAGGCAACAATGCCATCTGTTCTTAGGTTTCCTTGAGACACCCAGTCATGAACACATTCATAAATGCTCTGGTTAGAATATCTAGGTGATCCATCAGAACAAATTTCAGATCCAAACTTTTTCATCAAGATGTTTAATCCCTGTGATCTAATGTCCATACGTTCATCACTGTAACGCCAATCAGTTGTGATATCCATAGTTAAATCACAGATGCATTTATTATACCATAAAAAAAGAGGGGTCGCAACCCCTCGTAAAAATTAATCTAAAATACTCCTGCATATTCGTTTGCATTGACGTTGGTCTAAAGAATCACATTCAATTAGACACTCATAATAATCATTTAATTTATAATTATCATGCTCCTGTGAATTTTCAAAATTCGTCCACTCATTTAACTGAGAGCGGGATAAAAGATTGTGCATTGAACACCTCGTAACATAGAACACATAATATAGTGAGGGCGTGGGTTCATTTGTCTGCCTCTAATTCTACCACTATTTAACAGAATTATATTGAAATCAACACCTGTTGTAAAGAATATTATTGCCTACTAGTTTATACTCATAAAAAAAGAGAGGGGTTAACCCTCTCACTAAAGTAAGTTGTTCACTTGGTGTAAAGTTGACCACGATAACAGAATGTACCATGGGTCTCTTTGGATTCTACACAACGTGTATTATACTCAACACCACGATATGAGGTGTGAGTAATTTGTGCGTCGTGAAGTGCAGATGCTCTGTTGATCTGCTTACGAATCAGATTAAGTGTGTTCATTGTAGTTACTCCTAAAGTAGTTGGAATTTAATCCGTTCCTTTAGTCGTTTGCGTCCCAAGGGTAGCAATCAGGTGTTGATTCCTTCATGACCTCAATCAATTCCACCTTCATTTCAGGAGAAATATTCTCATTTGTTCTCATCCGTAGCATAATGCTATCAGCTTGAGTACACGTGAGTGATGAATAGAATAATAATTCTAGCATGGGATGAACGGCTCCGTTCCGCGACTTACTTGCGTCCCACCCAAGAGTGGGATGAACGATGGTATTAGTATACCATACTATGTATACGATGTCAACTGTATCGGTTGATACAGTTTACTTTTTGGGTGCTTTCCAAAGGCGAGGACTTATCCTACCTTCTGTCTGTGACATATTTTTAAAATCTGTCTTATACTTATCCCAATAGTCATCAAAAATATCTACTTGCTTTGCAGCAGCAACAATATCAAACTGAGAAATACCTGCTTGAGAATACTCAATTAAAAAAGCATTAGTAGGAAGACTTTTGTCTTGTGCTAATGACGGATCACAATTTTTATGTAAAATCGTACATCCTTTTCCCATTATGATCGTCCTCCCCATTGAATCTCTGGAAATGCTTGTTCAACACACTGCTTAGTGATCTTCCAACGCTTCCCAAGTTTTTTATCCTTTGCTAGAATTAAAACCCCTGCTTCTCCTTGACTGAGACCTTCCAGCATTTGGATAAACATAGTTTCACGTTTTGTCTTAGCAATATTAGACCCACCTTTAAAAAAGTGATGTAATAAACGTGCTTCTTTTTCTAAAATTGTATGCTCAGTTCCATCAGGAGATTCATTC